TTATAACAGGTTTTTCAGTTGATATAGCATTTCGATAGCTTGGCGCGGCGTCATGTCGTCCAGCTCCAGCTTGCCCAGCTTCTCGATGGCCGGGTGTGGCAGGCTGGCGAACAGGTCGCTCTGGTGCGGCACGTGAGGCGTATTGTCGTGCGGCGTTGCAAGCGGCGCTTCGTGGGGCAGGCTGGTGGTCTCCAACCGGCCCAGATGCTCGCGGGCACGCTGGATCACCGCCGCCGGCACGCCCGCCAGTTGCGCCACGGCCAGGCCGTAGCTCTGGCTCGCGGGGCCCGGCAGCACGTGGTGCAGGAACACGATGCGTTCATTGTGCTCGGTGGCGTTCAGGTGCACGTTGGCCACCAGCGGCTCGCTGTCCGGCAGCACGGTCAGTTCGAAGTAGTGGGTGGCGAACAACGTGTAGGCGCGCAGCTGGGCCAGGCGCTCGGCGGCGGCCCAGGCCAGCGACAGGCCGTCGAAGGTGCTGGTGCCGCGGCCGACTTCGTCCATCAGCACCAGGCTGCGGTCGGTGGCATTGTGCAGGATGTTGGCGGTTTCGCTCATCTCGACCATGAAGGTCGAGCGCCCGCCGGCCAGGTCGTCGCTGGAGCCGATACGGGTGAAGATACGGTCCACCGGCGACAGTTCGCAGGCGGCTGCCGGCACGAAGCTGCCGATATGCGCCAGCAGCACGATCAGCGCGGTCTGGCGCATGTAGGTGGACTTACCGCCCATGTTCGGGCCGGTGATGATCAGCATGCGCGTGCTGTCGTCCAGGCCCAGGTCGTTGGCCACGAACGGCGTGGTCAACACCTGCTCGACCACCGGGTGGCGGCCCTGCTCGATGCGCAGGCACGGCTCGTCGACGAAGCTTGGGCAGTTCAGGTCCAGGTTCAGGGCGCGTTCGCCCAGGTTGCTCAGCACATCCAGCTCGGCCAGCGCCGCGGCGCTGTCCTGCAGTGGCGCCAGGTGCCCGATCAGGGTTTCGAGCAAGGCATCGTAGAGCATCTTCTCGCGCGCCAGGGCACGGCTCTTGGCCGACAGCGCCTTGTCCTCGAACGTTTTCAGCTCGGGGGTGATGAAACGTTCGGCGCCCTTGAGCGTCTGCCGGCGGATATAGTCGGCGGGTGCCTGTTCGGCCTGCTTGGTCGGCAGCTCGATGAAATAGCCATGCACGCGGTTGTAGCCGACCTTGAGGTTGGCCAGGCCCGTGCGGGCCTTCTCGCGGGCTTCCAGGTCGATGAGGAACTGGCCGGCGTTCTCGCTGATCGACAGCAGTTCGTCCAGTTCACTGTCGTAGCCGGTCTTGAGCACGCCACCGTCGCGGATCACCGCCGGCGGATTGTCGATGATCGCCCGCTCCAGCAGGCCAGCCAGCTCCGGGTAGGTGCCGGTGATCGCGGCCAGGCGCGCCAGGTGGGGTGCCTCCAGCTCGGCCATGGCGTTCTGCAGCTCGGGCAGGGCGCCGAGGGCGTCGCGCAGGCGCGCCAGGTCACGCGGGCGGGCATTACGCAGGCCGATACGCGCGAGGATCCGCTCGATGTCGCCGATTTCCTTGAGCTGCGGCTGCAGCTTTTCGAAGCGGTAGCCGTCGAGCAGGCAGCGGATCGAGTCCTGGCGTGCCTTGAGCACCTTCAGGTCGCGCAGCGGACGGTTCAGCCAGCGGGTCAGCAGGCGGCTGGCCATGGCGGTCTGGCAGCGGTCGATGACCGATTGCAGGGTGTTGTCGCGGCCACCGGCCAGGTTGATGTCCAGCTCCAGGTTGCGGCGGCTGGCGGCATCGAGGATGACGGTGTCGTCCAGGCGCTCGTGGCGCAGGCTGCGCAGGTGGGGCAGGGCTGTGCGCTGGGTTTCCTTGGCATAGCCCAGCAGGCAGCCGGCGGCGCCGATGGCCAGGGTCAGCTTGTCGCAGCCAAAGCCCTTGAGGTCCTGGGTGGCGAACTGCTGGCAAAGGCTCTTGCGTGCCGAATCACGGTCGAAGTCCCAGGGGGCACGGCGCCGGGCGCCACGGCGCTTCTCCGCTGGCAGGCCCTGCGGCCAGTCATCCGGGATCAGCAGCTCCACCGGGTTGATGCGCTCGAGCTCGGCCAGCAGGTTCTCCCAGCCCTTGATCTCCTGCACGGTGAAATTGCCGCTGGTGATGTCCAGCACCGCCAGGCCGAACAGCCGCTCATCGCCGAGCAAGGCGGCAATCAGGTTGTCGCGACGCTCGTCGAGCAACGCCTCATCGCTGATCGTGCCCGGGGTGATGATGCGCACCACCTGGCGCTCCACCGGGCCCTTGCTGGTGGCCGGGTCGCCGATCTGCTCGCAGATCACCACCGACTCGCCGAGCTTGACCAGCTTGGCCAGGTAGCCTTCGAGCGAGTGGAACGGAATCCCGCACATGGGAATCGACTGGCCCGCCGACTGCCCGCGGGCGGTCAGGGTGATATCCAGCAGTTTCGCGGCTTTCTTCGCATCTTCGTAGAAGATCTCGTAGAAGTCGCCCATGCGGTAGAACATCAGCTGGTCCGGGTGCTGGTTTTTCAGCTTCCAGTACTGCTGCATCATCGGGGTGTGTGCGGAGAGATCAGACATTCAGGGCCTTACAGCGGGTGGTCTGGTGGCAAATTTCGAAACCGTCAATGGTACAGGCTTTTTCCGCTGGGCGCAGGTTGGATGGGTGGGGCAAATCTGCGCGGGCTGTCAGGCGTTGGCCTCAGCCCGGGTGGCCGAAGAACTGGTTGAGGAGGATCAGTTCCATGATCACCACCAGCACGCAGAACATCACGAAGCCTCGGCTAAAGACTCGCCGTGGCCGTTCAAAGGACGGCCAGTCCTGGATGTTCAGGGCCGCCATCAACGCAATGATCAAGCCGACAAGCAGGTAGGTGGGCCAGCGGCGTCGCGGCGAAAGGTCCATGCCGTTTTCCGATCCATGGTAAGAGATGCCGACGATAGCGATGGCCCGGGGGAGGGGCAACCTTTGTTTTCCGCTTGCCTGGCCATTGCATTTGCGCTGTTACGGTTGCATTATGCGCATTATGCAAAAACGCAACGTAGCCTCCGTACTCAGAGAACTGCTCGCCCGCCACGGCCTGTCCCCCACAGAGCTGCATCGGCGCACGGGCGTGCCTCAATCCACCCTGTCGCGGATTCTCAGCGAGAAGATCGTCGATCCTTCGGACAAGCACGTCTCGAAGATCGCCGAGTACTTCGGCGTGAGCACCGACCAGTTGCGCGGCCGCGTCGAACTGGGCGAATCGCGTGACGCGGCCCCTCTCACTCAAGGCCATGCGGCCCTGAGCGACATCAGCCTGTGGGACGATGAAACACCCGTCGAGGACGACGAGGTGTCCGTGCCTTTTCTTCGTGAGGTCGAGTTGGCAGCAGGATCAGGAAGATTCGTCATCGAGGAAAGCGAGAATGCTCGCTTGCGCTTCGGCAAACGCAGCCTGCGCCACAATGGCGTGCAGTTCGACCACGCCAAGTGCGTGACGGTGCGTGGCAACAGCATGTTGCCGGTGCTGCGCGACGGCGCCACGGTCGGGGTCAACACCGGCAAATGCACCATCGGTGACATCATCGACGGCGACCTTTATGCCATCAACCACAACGGGCAGCTGCGGGTCAAACAGGTGTACCGCCTGCCTACCGGCATTCGCCTGCGCAGCTTCAACCGCGACGAACACCCTGACGAAGACTACAGCTTCCAGCAGATGCAGGAAGAACAGATCAGCCTCCTCGGCCACGTCTTCTGGTGGGGCATGTACGCTCGTTGATACCGACCCTCGATAAAAACCCGCCTCGGCGGGTTTTTTTTCGCCCTCAGAAAAGCCCTACACACCGCATCCGATAAGGCCTTCATGCATTTCGGCAAATGCCTGTGCATAAATATTTCTAAAAATGCATTGACTGCATATGCATGCATGCATAACCTGTATCTCAAGCCGGTCAGCAACCGGTTGTTACACAGGCAGCGATGAACAGGCCTCGACTGTTCAGAGGGTTGGCAACTGGCCCGGGTGTGCAGCGTAAAGCACCACGATCAGTTATTCGGCGGGCAGGCGGCCGCGGTCGGAGTCACTAATTTGAAGCGGAACCGTGCGGCGTCACCAGTCGTGGCCGGCGGTTCGACAACGCATTACTGAAAAGCCTGCGAAGCGGGCTTTTTGGAATGCCGAGGCAATGCGCGGGCCAACGTCCCGCCAGCTTCATTCCTACGGAATTCATCGCAACGGAGGTGAAATGAGTTTCGAAATCATCAACATGGGCGCGGCGCCCACGGGCGTCGGCGGCGACACGGTGCGCACCGGCTTCGACAAGGTCAACCGTAACCTGGCGCTGATCAGGGATCGAGCGTTGCAGGCGAACTACTCACCACTGGTGGGCCAGCTATACCGTGAAGTGGGCGTGGCGGCGTCACACACCATCGTGTCCAGCTTCACGCTGCGGACAAAAATGCCTGCCGAGGATGGAGTTGCTCCGCTGGTAAGGCTGCATGGCTGTGTGAACGGTTATACCTCGCCCATCACCATCGATATGAGCTGGTACTTCTATCTGGGCCAGGTCAATACCGCGGTGGCCTTGGTCAATACGTCGTCGCCGAACATAGGTTCCCTGGCATCTGGGGGCGGGCTGAAGATCACCGTCTACGCCGAGAACGGCAAGGCAAATCTGCACTTCAAGCTGCCTATGGGCATTTACCTGCCGCGCTTTGCCGTGAGTTGTACCAACCCTGGGGCATTGTCCGTGGACAACGGTCTGGAGGCGGGCTGGACCGTCGTCTTCGATGCTCCTGCGCCACCCAGCAACCTGGTGCAGGCACCGTTTAACGTCGTCACCACCCTCAACACAGCCAACTGCAAGGTTGGCAACGATGGCACGATCAAGGTGGCCTGAATGCGCGCAATCATCACGCTGCTCAATGATGGCAGCACCCACGATATCACCCCTGCCGACGCCCTCCTGGCTTCGACACTGGTTAGTGAAGGTGTCTTCCGGGTGACTGGCAGCCTCGGTCTGGTGCCTTTCCCCCCCGTGAGCGTGGGCTGGGGCTACTCGCTCAGCCAGATGGACAGCAAGGCTGACGTGGCGGTTGAACATGATGAAGTCTCCGGCGACCTGCTGGTGACCGTGACCCGCGACGGCCAGCCCTATCGGCTGGTCAGCACGTTGATGCTGCATGTCCTGGCCGAGGATCTTCCCGTCGTGCCGATCATCCAGTCGATGGAGGGTTGAGCGTGGCTTTATTTCAAGGAGACAGGACTTTGACAAGTGAACAACAGGCATTGCTCGACATGCCGCTCTGGCTGGTGATCGTCCTGGCATTGCTGGGCGGCCTGTCAGGCGAAATGTGGCGGGCCGACAAGGCCGGTGCTCGTGGCTGGGCATTGCTGCGCCGCCTGGCACTGCGCTCTGGCGCCTGCATGGTCTGCGGCGTGTCGACGGTAATGCTTCTGTACGCCAGCGGCATGTCGATCTGGAGCGCCAGTGCCTTCGGCTGCCTCACCGCCATGGCTGGCGCAGACGTCGCCATTGGCCTTTACGAGCGCTGGGCGGCTCGCCGCCTGGGCATTGAACAACCGGTGTCAGGCGTAGACGCTGACGATCGCCGGCCGTGAGCAGGGAGTTTTCATGAACGAAACACAACTGGCGCAACTGCTCGCCGCACTAAACAACCAGGCAGCGGTGCAGACGGCCCTGGGGCAGTCGATCGAACGCCTGGCGCTCAGCAACGAGCAACTCGTGGCATATCTGAAAAGCCGTGAGCCTGATCCTGACGCCCCTCCTTACCTAGATGGCTCCAAGCCAGCCTGAATTCTTTCCGTACTTGCAGCTGCTGTACCCGCCCGTCCGGGATTCCCCGCGACGGCTTTCATCATGTTCAAGGAGAACACCCTTATGTCGATTCTTACCCAAGGCACCCAGATCTATGCACTGGTTCCGCCGGTTTCCGGTACTGGCCCGCTCAGCGTGCTGGAAGTCGAGCATGTGACCTCGTTCGAGCCGGGCGGCGCGCCGGCGGAGCAGATCGAGGACACCACCCTCGATGCCGCAGAGCGTACCTACCAGAAGGGCCTGCGCACCCCGGGTACCGCCACCCTCGGCTTGAACGCCGACCCGACCAATGCCAGCCACATTCGCCTGCACCAGCTGTCCGAGGCCAAGGGCAGTACCACCGTCAAGTGGGTAGTGGGTTGGTCCGATGGCAAGGACGTGGCGCCGACCGTCAACAGCAAAGGCGATGGCTTCGAGCTGCCAGCCACCCGTACCTGGTTCGCCTTCGAAGGCTACGTGGCCGACTTCCCGTTCAACTTTGCGCTCAATTCGGTGGTTACCACCTCGGTGAGCATCCAGCGCACCGGCGGCTCCACCTGGGCGAAAAAGGCCTGAGCCCGGAGGACTGAATGAACATCAATCAACTCAAGGCCCTGGGCGGTATCGTCGACAGCCAGCGGGTCCGCAAGGAAGTGGTCTGGAACCGGCCTGATCCGCAGACCGGGGAAATGCTGGCCCAGACCCTGGTGGTGCATGTGCGCCGTCATTCGTTCGGAGTGATCGAGCGTCTGTTCGCTGAACAGGCGTCGTCTCATAGCCGCAACGCGCATTACCTGGCCGCGTCCATCAGCCTCGGCGAGGAGGGGGACGAGCCGTTAGGCGTCGAAGACGCGTTCAACCTCGAACCCTCGCTGGGCTTCGTGCTGCTCAACGCCATCAACGAAGTCAATGGCACCGGCAATACACCGGCAAAGAACTGACGGCCGCCGATGAGTTCTGGCATGAGCTGGTGCTCAACGGCATCGGCGGCCGCACGATCAGCGAAGCCAAGGAACGGCTGAGCTACGCAGAAGCCAGGGACTGGGCGCAGTACATCCAGCGCCATGGCTCGTTGCACGGCGGTCGCCGGCTGGAAGCCAGCATCGCCATGTTGGCGCTGCAGGCCAACCATCAAGCAGGCGGCACTGCCGAGTTGATCGATTTCATGCCTCACGAGCGGCGCCAAGGGGTGTCGCTCGAGAGTGCCATACAGCAGTGGTGCTGATGATCGGCACCACCTTCTTCACGAAACCCGCCACGGCGGGTTTCATCATGATCAGGGAGTAGGCCCATGGCAACCAACCTTGCCAGTTTCAGCCCGACGATCGACCTCTCCAGCCTCGAACGGGCACTGTCAAGGGCCTCGGCCCTCAGTGACCGCACCCTGCGCGAGATGCAGAAGAATGTCGAGGCTTTCAATACCAAGTACCTCAAGAGCGTAGGCGCGGTCGCCGATTCGAGCCTGGACATCTCGAGGAGAGCGCTGGATCGCTTCCAGTCCGCCTACGCGCCACCGAGCTGGGAGCAGGCCGTGCAGGAGGCCCCCGAGCGGCCCTACAGCGAGGCGCTGCGCAAGCAGCACGCCAGCGCCGAGCTCGAGGTGGCGAAGATGAGCATGAGCAAGCGCCAGGGCGGGTTGGCCGACCAGCTGTCCAAGGTGGACGAAGGCTACTACGCCGAACGGGCTCAGTTCGAGCAGGCCAACCCGCTGGGTGCCGCAGGCCCCGATGGCGCGAATTACCAGCAGCAGCTGGAGGACATGCGCGCCCGGCATGCCGACATGACCAACCAGGTACTCAACGACTACGACATGATGAGTCAGGCGCGTGGCGACTGGATGGTCGGCGCCTCTGCGGCTTGGGAGGAGTATCTGGAGACCTCCGGCAACGTCGCGGCGCAATCGCAAGCGGTCTTTGCCAGCGTCTTCGATCGCATGGGCAATGCGGTGCAGACTTTTGCCACTACCGGCAAGCTGTCGTTCTCTGACTTCGCCAAGTCGGTGATCGCCGACATGGCCGCGCTGGCCGCCAAGACTGCAGCCTCCAAGGCTCTGAGCAGTCTGCTCGGGTTCGGCATGAACCTGGTCGGTTCGTGGTTCAGCGGTGGCGCCGCGCCAACTGCCACCAGCATGTCCGTGGGTGGCACCAGCACCACCTTCACCCCGCAACTCAACGCCTCAGGTATGACCTATGGCGGCTCCGCCTTCGCCAAGGGGGGCGCCTTCACCAACGGCGTCGCGACCACGCCGACCCTGGCGCCGATGGCGCTGTTCGGCGAAGCCGGCCCTGAAGCGATCATGCCACTGACCCGCGGCGCCGATGGCGCGCTGGGCGTTCGCGCGCTGGGCGGCGGCTCCGGCGCCAGCCACAGCAGCGAAGTGGTGATCCAGCAGACCATCAACGTGGCCGCGGGCGACGGCAATAGCGCGGCCGGCGAGGGCAATGCCCAACGCCTGGCCAACGCCTATGCCGGTGCCGCCCGCCAGGGCGCCAGCGAACAGATTTCCCGCGAGCTGATGCCGGGCGGGCAGATCTGGTCGGCGATTCACGGCCGCTGAGCAAGGAGAACATCACATGGAAACCTTTACCTGGAGCCCGAAGACCGAACCGACCGGGACCGTGGAGTACCGCGTGCGCACGGTGCAGTTCGGCGACGGCTACCAACAGGCGGTGGCCGACGGGATCAACAACCGCAGCCAGTCCTGGCCGTTGGTGTTTATCGGCGACGAAATCAAGATCCGCGCGATCGCCGAGTTCCTCGACCGTCACGCTGGCAGCCGCGCGTTCCGCTGGACCGCGCCACTGGGCAAGCCGGGCCTGTATCGCTGCAAGGGCTACCAGCCCACCGCCAAGGGTGGTGGCTTGTACAGCATCAGCGCGACGTTCGAGCAGGCCTTTCACCCATGACCGAGGAGAGCCGCCATGGCGCTGATCAATGACATCCAGAAACTCGAACCGGGCGCGGAAATCGTGCTGTTCGAGATCGACGGCAGCGAGTTCGGTGCTGATACCCTGCGCTTTCACGGTCATGCCATCACCCATGAACCCGATGTGCTGGACGCGGCTGACCTGCCGGCTCGTTCGATCTGGTGGCAGGGCAATGAGTATGCCGCCTGGCCGGTGCAGATCGACGGCATCGGTGCCAACAGCAATGGCAGGGCCACCCGCCCGAAGTTCACCGCCGGCAACGTCGATGGCCGGGTCACGGCGTTGTGCCTGGCCTTCGAGGACCTGCTCAAGTTCAAGCTGACCGTGCGCCAGACCCTCGGTCAGTACCTGGACGCGCGTAACTTCGCGACTGGCAACAGCCAGGCCGATGCAACCCAGGAGGCCTTGGAGATCTGGTTTCTCGACCAGAAGACCCAGGAGGACGACGAGCAGGTGCAGTGGGAACTGTCCTCGCCCGGCGAGATCGACAGCCACGGCCTGCCAGGCCGACAGATGACCGCCTATTGCCATTGGGCGATGACCAATGGCTACCGTGGCCCGAACTGCGGCTATACCGGCAGCCTGCGTTTCGATGACGAGGACCGTCCCACCGACGATCCGGCCAAGGATCGCTGCAAGGGGGGGCTGCGCTCATGCAAGCTGCGCTTCGGCGAGGCGGCCGAACTGCCCCACGGCGGCTTCCCGGCCGTCTCGCTGATCGCCCGGAGCTGAAACATGGCACCTGACCTGCTCGAGGCGATTCGCGTCCATGCTGCCGAGGACTACCCCCGCGAAGCTTGTGGGCTGGTCATCGACCGGGCCGGGCGGCTGGTCTATCAACGCTGTCGCAATACCGCCAACGAACCCGGCGAAGAGTTCCGCATCGATCCGCACGACTACGCGGCGGCGGAAGACCTCGGGGAGGTTGTCGCGGTGGTGCATTCGCATCCTGACGCCAGCAGCCTGCCGTCCACTCGCGATCTGGCCATGTGCGAGGCCACGGGGCTGCCTTGGCATATCCTGTCCTGGCCGGAAGGCGACCTGCGCACGATCCTGCCCAAGGGCGACACCCCGTTGCTGGGGCGTCCCTTTGTGCATGGCCTGTGGGATTGCTGGCAGGTATGCGCCGACTGGTATCAGCGCGAATGGGGCCTGACTTTTGCTCCCTATGCCCGCGAGGATGGCTGGTGGGAGGATGCCCAGGGTCCGAGCCTGTACGAGCAGGCCTATGTCGATGCCGGCTTCGTCGCCGTCGACACCCCGCGACGTGGCGACATGCTGGTCATGGCTATCGGTCGTACCGCGCACCCCAACCATGCCGGTATCTATCTGGGCAATGATCCGCGCCTGCCCGGTGAGCAATGGACGCCCACTGGTGCCGGCCCGTTCCTGCTGCACCATCTTTATGGGCGCCCCAGCGAAGTGATCGTGTTCGGTGGGCCGTGGCTGGATCGCACCCGGCTGGTGTTGCGCCACCGCGATGCCGAGGTTGGCGAATGAGCGGCTTTCGATTCATGCAGATTCGCACAGGAGGCCCTAGATGGCTGTATCCGTGATCAATGTGCCAGCCCTGACCACCATCAAGTTGTCCGGTGTCCTGGCACGCAAGTTTGGCCGGGAACACCGGCGCCGCCTGGACAGCGGCCAGGCCTGGGAAGTGTTCCGGGCCCTGCGCAACACCCTGGAAGGTTTCGAGGAGGAGATCCGCCGGCTTGACCGTCTTGGCATGCGTTTCGCGATCTTCCGCAATCGCCGCAACGTCGACAGCAATGCCTTCGCGCTGGGCGGCACCAGCGAGCTCCGTATCGTTCCGGTACTGGCCGGCAGCAAGCGTGGCGGCATCCTGCAGACCATCGTCGGGGCGGTGATGATCGTCGGCGGGATGTACTTCGGGCAGACCTGGGCGGTGCAGATGGGCGCCGGCCTCATGGCCGGCGGCGTGATGCAGATGCTCAGCCCACAGCCCAAGGGCCTCAAGCTCAGCGCCAGCCCTTCGAACACGCCGGGCTATGCCTTTGGCAATGCCCGCAACACCGTCACCACCGGCCTCCCGGTGCCGCTGTGCATCGGTAAGCGTCGTTGGGGCGGGGCGATCGTCAGCGCCGCCATCTACGCCGAGGATCGCCTGTGAGGCCAGGGCATGGCTCGGTCAATACGGCTGCCCCGGGCAGCCGCTTTTCGCAGAAGGAGTTGCCATGTCAGCAACCACCATTGATTCGCCGTTGACCCGCGTCAGACTCGGTGGCCAATTGCGCCAGTTCGGCAAGACCTTCGAACTGGCGGTGAACACACCGCGCGAGGCGATCAAGGCCCTGTGCGTGCTGGTGCCTGGTTTCGAGCGCTTTCTCGCCAATGCCCGCTCGCGTGGCCTGGAGTTTGCCGTGTTCAACGACCGCCGCAATGTCGGCGAGTCAGAGCTGGGTTTCCAGGCTCGGGAAGAAATCCGCATTGTGCCGGTGGTCATCGGCAGCAAGCGGGCGGGCACCCTGCAGACCATCGTCGGTATCGTCATGATTGCCGCAGCCGCCATCTATAGCGGTGGTGTCGGCGCCGCCTTCGCTTCGGAGGGAACCGCCGGGTTCGTCGCCCACATGGGCGCGGCGATGGCGCTTGGCGGCGTGATGCAGCTGCTCAGCCCGCAGCCCAAAGGGCTGAGCATGAGCCAAGCGCCGGAGAATACCCCCGGCTACGCCTTTGGCGCGGCGCGCAACACCACGGCGTCTGGCAACCCGGTGCCGCTGTGCGTGGGCAAGCGGCGATGGGGCGGCGCCATCATCAGCGCGGCGATCTATGCCGAGGACCGCGCATGAGGGCGGCAGCAAAGTGTACAGGTGAGCGAACATGAACCAGGGTCTTCAAACATGGGATGCCCATGGCACGCTGATGCTGGACGGTTCGATGCGTGTGGGCAAGATTATCGATGTCTTCGAAAGCACAACCGACAATGGGGCGCGTGCCATCGCCAATACTGAGCTGGGCAGCGTGTTTCTGTTTCAGGAGGAGACCTCCTTCGATCTGGGCAGTAGGACGTTGTATGTGCTACCCCAGGTCAGTTATGCGCAGGGGGTCGTGAGCTGGGTGTTCGTCGACTTCAAGTTTGGGCGTAACTATCTGCCCCGACGAAGCATGCGTATCAGCGTGGGGGTGTTCTGATGACCGTCGGCCTGTCCGTCTTCAGGGATGATGGAGGATGGCAACTGACCTCCCAGGTACGCACGTCGATGCTGTCATTTCGTACGACTTACAGTGGCCCCTTCACCGCGATGACCAGCCCGCTTGCGGGAACCTCCTATTACTTCGATGTCGCCATCCCGGAACCTACCCGCTCGGTATTTTTCAACTCGGCAACTGCCATGTCGATCATCTTCGAGGCGCGGACAGGCAACGTCTGGCGTTTTCGCGTATCGACTCCGGCGCCGGTGGAAATCTTCGGCTTCAGCGAGCAGGTACCGGCCTCTTCACGCTCCGGGTTCCAGTTGTTCGATGAACAAGGAGCGCTCGCATTCGACTCGGACAGCCAGTTGCTGAGGATCGTCGATGTAGTGCCCAACGCAGCCATCGGCACGCGCCGGCCCTGGCCCACCGCAGCGCGCCGGTATGCCGCGGGGATAGGGCACTCTCCCAAGCAAATGACCCCAGCCAGCCTTGGCGGGGTGCCCTGGATGATTCTGCGAGGCACCGGCGTAATGCTGGGGCCACAGACGGGGGTGGTGGAGGGCTGGCTGGTAACCGGGCCGACCGCTGGAGAGATGATATCGCCGTCACCCAAAATGCCAGCACCCACGCTGATGATTATCGACGTCACCGGCTATTGAACATCCGCCGAGCATGGCCCGCGCCTCAGGCCGTGGCCCTTTGCGGCGCAACCCCATTCAGCCAACCGCCCTTGAGGCGGTTTTTTTACGCCTGGAGGAATACATGGGCGAAACCAACAGACCCGTGATCACCGGCCGCAAAGGTGGTCAGAAGAAGCCCAAGACGCCGATCGAGGCGCCGGACAGCCTGCGCTCGGTCGCAGTCGCCAAAATGCTCCTGGCCATCGGTGAAGGTGAGTTCGCTGGCACGCCGACGCCCCGCGACATATACCTCGACGGCACGCCGTTGATGGATGAGCAGGGCAATTACAACTTCCCTGGCGTGAAGTGGGAGTGGCGCACAGGCTCGGTGGAGCAACCGCACATTCCCGGTATCCCCTCGGTGGACAACGAGATCAGCCAGGGTATCGAGTTACGCAGCGACAAGCCTTGGGTACATGCCATCAGCGATACCCGCCTGTCGGCGGTGCGCCTGCGCTTCGCCTGGCCGGCGCTTCAGGCCATGGACAGTGCCGGGAACATCAATGGCCATCGCATCGAGTATGTGATCGAGGTGGCCACCGATGGTGGTGCCTACCAGGAAGTGCTCAAAGATGCGGTGCACGGCAAGACCACCAGCACCTACGAACGCACTCGCCGTATCGACCTGCCCGCGGCCCAGACGGGCTGGACCTTGCGCGTACGCCGGCTGACGCCGAACCAGAACAACAACAAAGTCGCCGACACCATGCAACTCGCCGGCCTGACCGAGGTGATCGACGCCAAGCTGCGCTACCCCAACACCGCGCTGCTGTACATCGAGTTTTCCGCCGAGCAGTTCCGCAACATTCCGGCGGTGACCGTGGAGTGCCGGGGCCGCAAGTGGCCGGTCCCGAGCAACTACGATCCGGACACCCGTGCCTATATCGGCGTGTGGGACGGCACCTTCAAGGAGGCCTGGACCGACAACCCGGCCTGGGTTACGTACGGTATCTGCACCAACGACCGCTTCGGCCTCGGCCGCAGGATCAAGCCGTGGATGGTCGACAAGTGGGAGCTGTACCGCATCGCCCAGTACTGCGACCAGCTGGTGCCCGATGGCAAGGGTGGCCAGGAACCGCGCTTCATCTGCAACCTCAACCTGCAGAGCAAGGCCGAGGCCTGGTCGCTGCTGCGCGACATCGCCGGCATCTACCGCGGCATGACCTACTGGGCCCAGGGCCAGCTGTACAGTCTGGCCGACATGCCACGGGCCACCGACTTCGACTTCGCCTACACCCGGGCCAATGTCATCGGCGGCAAGTTCAACTATTCCAGTGGTTCGGAGCGTAGCCGCTACAGCCGCGCGCTGATCAGCTACGACAATCCGTTGAACAGCTACGACACCGATGTCACGGTGGTCACCGACGAGAAGTTGCAGCGCCGCTACGGCGACAATCCGCTCGAGATCAGCGCCATCGGCTGCACCCGCGAATCCGAAGCTCAACGCCGTGGCAAGTGGGCGCTGGCGACCAATGCCCGTGATCGTGGCATCAGCTTCCGGGTCGGCATGGACGGGCGCATCCCGTTGCCGGGCTTCGTCATTCCGGTGGCCGACGAGTTGCTGGCCGGACGCGCTATCGGCGGCCGGATCGCCGCAGCAAGTGGCCGCCAGGTCACCCTCGACCGCGATACCCAGGCCAAGGCGGGTGACCGCCTGATTCTCAACCTGCCCGACGGCACCTGCGAGGCGCGAACGGTTGAGGCGGTCGCAGGTCGTCGCCTGACGTTGACCACCGCCTACAGCGTCGCCCCCGAGGCCGAATTGGTCTGGGCGCTGGACGCGCCGGACCTGAGCGTGCCGTTGTACCGCGTGACCAGCGTGTCGCGACCCGAGCCAGGGGTCTACGAGATCAGCGCGGTGCAGTACGAGCCGAGCAAGTTTGCCCACATCGACAGCGGCGCGCGGCTGGAGGAACGGCCAATCAGTGTCACGCCGATCAACCTGGTGCCGCCGCCGAACAGCGTCAGCCTCAGCAGCAACCACGCGGTCAGCCAGGGCCTGGCGGTCAGCACCCTGACCATTGCCTGGCCAGCGGTGCCCGGCGCGGTGGCCTACGAGGTGGAATGGCGCAAGGACGACGGCAACTGGATCAGCCTGCCGCGCAGCGGGGCCACCAGCGTCGATGTCACCGGGATCTACGCCGGTGACTACCTGGCGCGGGTCCGTTCGATCAGCGTCGGCGAGATCACTTCGATCTGGAAACTGTCCGAGCTGACCCCGCTCAAAGGCAAACTCGGCACACCACCGGCAGTGGCCCAGTTGCTGGCCACCAGCAAGGTGTTCGCCATCGCTCTGGACTGGCGGTTCCCCGAAGGTACAGGCGATACCCAGCGTACGGAAATCTGGTATGGCAGCAGCGCCAATCGGGTCGATGCGAAAAAGCTCGGCGACTTTGCCTACCCGCAGGCCGAGCATGAGCTGCAGGGCCTGGCCGCCGGCGCGCAGCTGTTCTTCTGGGCGCGCCTGGTGGACCGCAGCGGCAACGTCGGCAAGTGGTACCCGGAGGGCATCGGCGTGCGTGGGCAGTCCAGCGCCGAGCAGAGCGACTATGACCGCTACTTCTCCGGCAAGATCAGCGAGTCGGCGCTGGGCAAGCACCTGTTCGAGCGTATCGAGCTGATCGATGGCACGGGCAATGGTTCGGTGAACCAGCGTCTGCAGAACCTGAACAGTGACGTACAAACGCGCCTGGACGATGTCGCCCGCGCCGCCAATGCGCTGAGCTACGACTCGGCAAAGGCCTATGTCACTGGCGATATCGTGCGTCAGGCCCAGGGGCTGTATCAGGCCCTCAAGGCGGTGCCGATCAAGACGCCGCCGCCCAGTGCCGGCTACTGGCTGGATGTCGGCCAGGTGGTCAAGGACAGCAACGGCCTGGCGGCGCGGATGAGCAAGGCGGAAAGCCAGATCACCGCCGCCGAAGGCGTCAATACGGTGCAGAACACCCAGCTCACCGGTTTGCAAAGCGCCTTGTCGGGCAAGGCGGACGCCGCGGCCCTGACCACGCTGAGCAACAAGGTCAGTGAGTCCCAGGGCAAGCTCGACAGCCAGGCTTCGGCGATCACAGGCCTCAAGGCCGCGCTGGGCCAGCAGCCGGACAATCTGGTGATCAAGGGCGACTTCGAGGATGGCGACGCCCAGCCCTGGACCTTCGACGCCAAGCTGTATCCGGCGCCTGCGGTTGTCGTCCCGGCCAACTTGGCCGGCACCCGTTATGGCAAAGCTATCGCCTTTTATGGCAACAGCTTCTGCGGCACCACCAACAACATTCTCTGCGGCTCGGAGGAACAGTTCGACCTGGCGGCCGAGGTCAGTTCCGATGAAATGGCGGCCGGGCAGACAGCCCAGTTGCAGATGCAGTTCTACGACAAGGACAACAAGAACCTGGGCTACCTGGCGGCTTTCAGCTTCCCGGCCGCCAGCACCAAGGGCTTCCGCAAACTGAGCGGGCGGGTCAAGGCACCGGCCGGCACCGTCAAGGGGCGTATTCTCATCCGCACCGAGCCGGCCAACGGTACCGGTCGCTCGCTGTGGTGCAACATTGTCGCGCGACGGGTCACCCAGGCCGACAATGCCAATGCCGGTGCCATCAGCGAGCTGGGTGCGACGGTCAGCCAGCAGGGCCAGACCCTGGTCGCCCAGGGGTCGTCCATCAGCGACCTGACCAGTCGCGTCGGTGACGTGGCAGGTCAGGCGGCAGGGCAGGCCAAGGCCATCAGTACCCTGCAGACCCAGGCGACCCAGCTCGACGGCAAGGTCACCGCCCAAGGCACGCGCCTGGATGGTATCTACGCCCAGGTCAATCCGCCGTTGGCGGGAAGCGGCAGCGACCTGGCGGGTTCCACCCAGACCCTTGTCGGCGTGTGGTCCGAGCAGTCGGCGCGCATCGAGGACGGTCTGGCAATGGCACGCAAGCTGGACACCGTGCAGGTGCAGCAGGGCCAGACCAACGCCTCGGTGCAGCAGCTCAGCCAGGCCCAGGTCGGGATCGACAAGAAACTGTCGACGATGTGGTCGGTGAAGATGGAGGTGACCAACGATGGCCAGTACGTGGCAGCTGGCGTGTCGCTGGGCATTGAGGACAAACAGAGCCGCTTCCTGGTGCGCGCCGACAACTTCTCGGTGGTCGGCACCCAGGCCGGTGGCCAGCTGTTCACGCCGTTCTCGGTGAACAACGGCCAGGTCTTCATGAACTCGGCGCTGATTCAGGACGGCACGATTTCCAGTGCCAAGATCGGCAACGTGATCCAGTCGAACAATTACGTCGCCGGCCGTACCGGCTGGCGCCTGGACAAGAGCGGCGCGTTCGAGATCAACGGCTCGGTGGATGGCCAGGGTCGCCTGGTGATCACCAACCAGCTGATCCAGATCTTCGATGCCAACAACACCCTGCGTGTACGCATGGGTATCTGGGGGTGATGGATGAAGCTCGGGTTGCAAACCTGGAATGAAGACGCAAGCCCGAACCTGGACACCAGCAACCGACTGGGCACCCTGCTCGGCTCGGTAGTGACCGGGACCCGTGCAGGGAGCCTGATCGTGCCGGAGCTGGCGCGTGGCGAGCCGTTCTATTTCTTCCACCCCGAGGTGTTGCCGTCACGGCCACCGAACTTTCAGCTGCCGTATGAGCTGATCTATCCGGTGGTCAAGCTCCAGGGGCAAACGCTCAGCTGGAGCTTTCCGGCGTTCCGCTATACGGGCGCCTATGCGCAGTACGGCTACAGCGTTTCGGTGAAAATTATCTATGGGGTGTTCTGATGGGGCTGGAAGTCTTTGCCGAGGGCAATCACATTCAACTGACGGGCAACAATCCGGTACTCAGCCTGGTGCACAAGCGTACGGTTGCACTGGTTGCAGGATTCGATCCGTTCAACCGGACACTGATGGCCGGTGCCGACGTGACCTTGCCCGCTCACGGTGTGCTGTTGCTGGGGGATACCCAGGGCCAGTACATCTCGGTGGAGTACGGGCTGGGGCACAAGGATGTGGTGCGGTTCGCCTGCTTCAACCCCACGGTGATCACGATCTATGTGTTCGCCAAGGCGCCGATCATGCCTAGCAAGTGGGGGTTGCAGAGTTATTCGGCAACCGGTGAATTGCTCTATGACTCCAGCCACAAGACCTTGCGCATCGCCTATGCCGGGCCGGTGACCAAGGCCGGGTTGGATTTCCCGGTGGTGCCTGGCAACACCTATGCCGCCGGGCTGGCGTACTACCGCCGTTACTACCTGGTCCCGCCATTCCACACCACGACCTTTGTCCAGCGCGACATGATCCGTGTCGATCACGGCAGGGTCAGCCTGGGACGTCGCCTGGCGGTCATCGAGGACAGCAACTGGTCCGACGAAATGTTTCTGGAGCCCAATGCGAGCATGCCAGACCCTGAACCCGGCCCCATGGCGCCCCTGATCATCGCAAGCGTTTCTGGCTACTGACGATAGCGCGGGTTCCCCGGCGACAACCTTTCTTCTACCCGTAGCGCCAGCCAGCGGCTGGCGAACGGCCCAGCATGGAAATACACATGGCCAAGCAGACTATCAACCTCGGTACCGCCCCCGGCGGTACCGGCGGCGACACCCAGCGCTCCGCCTGGGTCAAGGCCGTCGCCAATTTCGACGAACTCTACCAAGCCGATGCCAACCTGCAGACCACCAAGGCCGCGGCGGGCAACAACGCTGATATCAAGGCGTTGACCGGTCTGGTCACGCCCCTGACCCTCGCCCAGGGAGGCACTGGTGGCAAGAATGCCGTCGAGGCCCGCGCGGCCTTGGGCCTGGGCACCGCCGCGACTCGTAACGTCGGGCAGGCGGCAGGCAACCTGTTGGAGGTCGGGGCGTTTGGCGTGGGTGGCAAGTCGTCTCCCTACAGCGACTCGATCAACCGCATGGAGGGTGGTTTCTCGCTGATCACACCCAACACCCAGTACGTCGGGGCCACCGGCATCAGCTACGGCTCGGTGCTCACGGTGCCCTACAGCGAAGGCGAATTCCGTGGCGGGCAGCTGTTCTTCGGACAGGCGCCTGAGGCCCGCCTGGTGCTGCGATCGGGCAGCTTCGCCACGGCGACCTTCAATGTCATCTACCACACCGGCAATACCACCCGTGCCGCAGACGGCACCCTCAAGGCGATCTGACCATGACCCGAGCCGCAATCAATCTCAACGGCCCGACCGGCGAGGTCATCGACGTGACCTCCCTGGGGCGCAACACGATCAGCAGCCACAAGGCCGGCATCGGTGAATACCGGGTGCAAGGCACCCTCGGCATGGCGCCGCCGCCTGAGGGCTGGGGCTATGTGATCAACCCGCTGGATGCCGGTGTCGAGGTGCGTATCCGACATGTCGCGCCAATCCTGGAGATCAGCGTCAGCCGCGACGGTGTCGCCAGCGATCTGCAGCACAGCCTGACCTTGCACGTGGCGGTCGAGGCGTTACCGCTCGAGCCGCTACCGGAACCCCAGCCCGATCCACTGGCCGCTGCCCTGCGCGAGATCGCCAAACGGCGCGCCCAGGCCGATCAAGTCATTGCCCCCCTGCAGGATGCCGTTGACCTGGAAGAGGCCAGCGCTCTGGAACTGGACAACCTCAGGGCCTGGAAGCGCTACCGCGTGGCGCTCAACCGCCTGGCCGACCAGGACGGTTTTCCTGAAACCCTCGAGTGGCCAACCGCACCGCAATGATCGCCACTTTCCTGCATGAGGAATCGCCCATGAGCGAGCTCTCCATACTCAGTGCGACGCTGACTGCCAGGGTGCGCGAAGCGCTGCCGGCGCTGGCCTCAGTCGACGGCCAGGACCGCACCGACACAATGCCCGCGCTGCCCGCCCTGCGCCATGGCATCTTGCGCATGATTGCCGACGGCTCACCACGCGATGGCCGCTCGGTATTGCTTGCCACCTTCGAGGCCGACATCACCCTGGATCCGACCCAACCCGAGGCGCGGCTGCAGGGCAGCGAGTTGGCCGCGCAGCTGATGGACCTGCTGCGTCAGCAACTGTGGGGGCTGGACTTCGTCGAAGCCTGCCGCAATGTTCAAGCGCAGTACGACGGCGCCGGCTGGAAGGTGCGCTGGGAACAGCCAATCCTGTTCGGCGAGCCGCGCTGGGACTGGCCCGATCAGCCTCCTGGCAGCCTGATGCTGGGGCTTGACCCAGACACCGGTCCGGGCAAGCAGCAGGCTTATTGGGCGCCAGTGGATCTGTCATGAGCTACGCCACGGCGAGCGCGTTGGTGGAGCTTGAGGTCAACGTATTGGCCACGGCAGGTTTCATGAACAGCGCGATCGTTATCCAGGCAGACATCATCACTGGGGGAACTGAAAAGTTCGAACCACATCGCAGGGCAACAGGGTATTGGGATCAACTTCATGATCAATGAATTTGAGATGAATATTGTTCAGCCAGGATAGGCAGGAATGAATATCACCCATCAACGTGTCACCGCATATGATGCGACGCGCATGCACGTGCGCCTCGGTATTTGGAGTTGATATGTCACAAGGGCTTCAGGTGTTTAATGTCACGGGTTTAACGACGGTCGATATCACTGATCGTCTTACCCGAGTCATTGGCCAGATCTACTCTGGCTCTAGCGCTGGCAGTATTCAGGTCCCGGCTTTTGGGGTATATGGCACCGGCTGGGCCTTTGTGCAGCAACGCAACGTTTCAGCAGACGCTTCCGGAAAACGGACAGTAAGGGTGGATATAAGCGGAACTGTGCTTAGTTGGGACTTTCCGGGGCTGCCTGAGTGGGCGATTCTTCCGGGCACTATTGTGTATGGAGTGTACTGATGCCTGCCGGGCTTCAAATACTAAATGCTAGCGGCACCCTTCAAATTGATGAATGCTTCAAAAGCATGGTATTGACTCAGAAGGGTACCGTAGTCTTGAATCGGCCGAACTTTACGGGAATAAATCCGTATCAACAGGCCGCTTACGCGACGATCAATTATCCTGTAAGTGCAAGGCAGCCGGTTTTAGCGCTCAGATCCCCGGTGAACGTGTGCTATCTAACAACAGATACCGGGTTTAATGTGTTTGGTTTGCCGAATCATGTGGGAGCTACCGTCGAATATTTTATTTTTGACCAAGTGGAGTTTGGAGTCCGCCCTGGAAATGTTGGTTTGCAGGTGTGGGGCTCCGCAGGCACTGAGGTGTTCAATAGTAATAATAACTACATGAAAGTTTTGAGTTCGTATTCTGTTGATCTGGTCGTGTCTGACGTGGGTAATCCACCGACTGTCCCTACTTATTCCGGTTCAGCGCCCTCCGGTAGGAAGTTGGCTGTATGCATGGGCGTGCAGAGTACCGGGCATTTCATTCAGGGTGTGGGAACCTCAGCGCAGCCGGTGGCAATTATAAGGTACTGGCAATGTCAATGTATTACCCCCACGGATAACACTTTCACGCTGTCGAACAGAGTAATTCAGCAATTTGGTGGTCCGATAACTGCTCGGCCCGGGTCGTCAGGGGCTATTAGTCCATTTAATAGCGGCTTGATTTTGGATGTTACTGGATATTAGGGGGACGAATGGCTCAACAAAGCTTAGAGTTTGGCACTGCCCCGGAGGGCGCAGACGGTGATGACGCACGCACAGCATTCACAAAGACAAACTTGCGCATGACCAGCGGCGGCGAGCCACGTTGGGGTTGGTCCAATCAGTCTCTTGGCAGCCTGATGTTGGGGCTCGACCCAGGCACCGGCCCCGAAAAGCAGCTGGCCTATTGGGCGCCGGAGGATCAGGCATGAGCTACGCCACGGCGATGCATGACCGCATGCTGGCGTGCCTGGTGATTCCCTGCTCGGTGGTGGCGGTGGACTTGGCCGCGGCCCGGGTGCGGGTAAGCGACGGCGACTGGACCAGCGCCTGGGTGCGCTGGCATAGCCAGGCCGCCGGCAAGGCCCGCCACTGGCGGGCACCGAGCCTGGGCGAGCAGGGTGTGCTGCTCAGCCCCAGCGGCGAGCCGGCGCAAGGCACCTTTGTGCCTGGCCTGTATGGCAATGCCGGCAGCGCACCGGATGACCGTGACCATGTGGAAGTCTGGCGTTTCGCCGACGGCGGTTCGCTGAGCTATGACTGGCAGGCCGGGCGCTACGACATCCAGCTGCCCACCGGCAACGCGCGTGTCCAGGTCGGCACCAGCACCCTGTTGGTCAGCGACAATGCGATCAGCCTTGACGCCAGTGCCATCACCCTGACCGGCAAGGTCATGGTCAACGGCCCGCTGTTGGTCAGCGGCGACATCAATGGCGGCGGGCGCATCATCGACACAGCCGGCAACACCGCCAATCACAAGCATTGATCCATTGTGCTGCGAGCGCGCCACGGTCAGCGGCACCACTTTGTCGTGAGACCTGACCGGGTTGGCGGCGTGGGCCATACAGCCGGGCATCACCGTCTTCGCAGGGCCAGGATTGGGCAGTAACCAGGGTTCGGTTGCGGCCTTCAACAACGGATTGGTTCTGGACTTAACAGGATACTAAGAGGTCATATGCCACTCGATTCGATCAAGCTGGGAACCCCTCCCAGCGGCGCGGACGGTGACGTTCTGCGCACCGCATTCATGCGGATCAACAACAACTTCAAGATGATGGACGACATGGGGCTGACAGCGCCCATTTCGCCTACCCGGGATATTTCCGACCTCAACCAGGCGATCAACCCAGGTTGGTACAGCGCGCTGAGTGGAACAACGGCGCACCTTCCGCCAGGGATAACCTACCCAGTGGTCTGTGTGGCACAGACAGCCGTTGGGTTCATTGTGCAGATCGCGCTGGATCCCATGACCGGCAAGTCGGCGAGTCGAGGCTTCAATGCCAATATCCAGGCCTGGACCGATTGGCGTTCAACCCCTGCTTCGTCCGACCTGGGTACAGCGGCCTTCGCGGCACTGACCACGTCCACTGGCGACTCCACCACTGGCCGTGTGTTGAAGGTCGGGGATTTCGCCATTGGCGGCTTCACCCCAGGCGTGGTGGAGGGTGACATCGATGCGCTGCGCTCCACCGGAGACTACTACGTCGAAGGCAAAAGCCTTGGTGTCCTGCCATTCAATACCAACGGTTACCTGCGTGTCTGTTCGGTGGCAGGTAGCTACTCAATGCAGACGTTCACCGCTTACAACGACAGCAGCCTCTACCAGCGAATGCTGATCAATGGCAAATGGACCAGCTGGTATGAGAAGTGTGCCCCGACCACTCGGCTGAGTGTTTCCAGTAACCTGAACTTCGAATACAACCGTGATTGTCAGTTCGTCGATACCACGGTCAACCGACCCGCTTTCATTGCCTATGGCGTAGTGCGCACCATGTGGCGAGTGGCCAACAGTGAATGCGTGCAGGTCGCCTGGTCGGTCACCAATGAATTCACGGCCATGCGCCGGGTAATTGGGGGCGTCTGGACGGCATGGGTCAATACCACGCCGATAGGGACCGTGGGGCAGGGCTGGCAAGCGACCGCCCGGGCACTCAACACCTCCTATGTGAACGACAGCGGACGACCCATCCAGGTCAAGGCACTGGTTGGTCCTGCCACCCAGGTCAACTCATACCTGCAGTGGGTCGTCGGTGGCGTCACCCTCACCGGGTCCTACAGCGGCGCAGCAGGTCAGTACATCGACAGTGGCGCCATCATTGTCCCGGCGGGCGCGGCGTATGGTTTGTTCGTTGGCAACAACCCGGGGCCACTCAACAGTTGGTTCGAAATGCGATGACAGGAGGTCGAAATGTTTGATCCGCACATGAAGTATTACCGTGACGAGCCATGGGATGGCCTGGCGATGATCCATGCCTTCAAGGTTGATGGCACACAGGATGCGTATATCGAAAACGCACTGGTTCCGCTGACCGAAGCCGAAGTCCAAGCGTACTACCAAAGGCTGTTGACGCCCGATCCTGTCAGTACTGCGCAGGCTGAAATCGCGCGTCTACGCAGCCTTGCCGACGCCGCCATCGCTCCGCTACAAGATGCCGTCGAGCTGGATGACGCCCACGAGGCCGAGGCCGTTCGATTGCAAGCATGGAAGCGCTACCGCATCGCGTTGAACCGTGTGTTAGAGCAGCCAGGCTACCCTGCCGCGATCGACTGGCCAGCGCTGCCGTCCTGACCCTGTCGAGTCGAATCCCAAGCCCACGCTCGTGGGCTTTTTCATATCAGGAGAACGTCATGCATATCCGCGCATTGGATGAGCATGGGACTAGAGGTGCCCCATGATCGGCATGGATCGCCGCACCGGCCAGCCACTGTCGAGCGTCGCCCACCTGCGTCAATCCATCGAAGACATCCTCACCACACCACTGGGCAGCCGGCGCATGCGCCCTGACTACGGCAGCCAGCTGCGCCGCTACGTCGACCTGCCGGTCAACGAAGGCTGGAAGAGCGCGGTGCAGGCCGAGGTGGCCCGCGCCCTGGGGCGCTGGGAACCGCGCCTGCAACTGGAGCGGGTCAAGGTGGTGGCCGTGCTCGACGGCCAGGTCAGCCTGGCCCTGAGCGGCCGTTACCTGGGCGATGACGCCCTGGTGGAGGTAACTGTATGAGCCAGGTCGACCTGTCGAAACTGCCCGCGCCGCAACTGCTCGAAGATCTCGATTTCGAGGTGCTCTACCAGGAAGACCTGACCAGCTTCCGCACCCAGATGGGGGAAGGTTGGACCGCCAACCTGGAAAGCGACCCGGTGACCAAGCTGCTCGAAGTGGGCGCCTACCGCAAGCTGCTCAACCGAGCGCGCATCAACGACGCGGCCAAGGCGCTGCTGCTGGCCTACGCCCAAGGCAGCGACCTCGACCAACTGGCGGCCAACGTCAACCTGCAGCGCCTGGTGATCCAGGTCGCGAACCCGAGCACGATCCCTCCGACCGAGGCCGTGCTCGAATCCGACGACGCCCTGCGCGAACGGGTGCAGCTGGTCTACGAAGGCCTGACCACCGCCGGCCCGCGCAACAGCTACATCCTCCATGCCCGCAACGCTTCGGGGCGGGTCGCCGACGCGACCGCCGAAAGCCCGTCGCCGGCCGTGGTGGATGTCACTGTGCTGAGCCTGGACAGCGACGGCGTGGCCAGCCCAGAGCTGCTGGCGCAGGTCAACGCCTACCTCAACGACGACGATATCCGCCCGGTCGCCGACCGGGTCAATGTGCGCAGCGCCGAGGTGTTGCCATACCGCGTCGAGGCGGTGCTGCACATGGCCGATAACGGCCCGGAGTTCGAGGCGATCCTCAGCGAGTGCCGACGCCGTCTCCAGGCTTGGGTCAACCCGCGCCGACGCCTGGGCGTCGAGGTCGCCCGTTCGGGGATCGACGCGCAACTGCATATCGACGGCGTGAGCCGTGTCGAGCTGGTCGGTTGGAGCGATATCCGCCCGAGCAAGGCCCAGGCCGCCTGGTGTACGGAAATCGAACTGCGGCGGGGTGGCTGACATGCAGAGTCTTCTGCCGCTCAACCGCACGCCACTGGAGCGGGCCATCGAGGTGGCCGCCGACGAAGACCTCAAGGCCGCCTTGCGCACCCTCTACAACCCCGACACCTGCCCGGCGCACCTGCTCTACCAGCTGGCCTGGGCCTGGTCGGTGGACCGCTGGGACGACAGCTGGAGCGAGGCGATCAAGCGCTCGGTGATCCGCTCGGCGTTCTTCGTCCACGCCCACAAGGGCACCCTCGGCGCCCTGCGGCGGGTGGTTGAACCGTTCGGCTACCTGATCGAGGTGCAGGAATGGTGGCAGGCCCAGCCGGCCGGGGTGCCGGGGACCTTTGCGCTGAAGGTCGGGGTGACCGACACCGGCATCAGCGAGGAAACCTACAACGAACTGTCGTCGCTGATCGACGACGCCCGGCCGGTCAGCCGCCACATGACCGGTCTGGCGATCAGTCTCGAAAGCCGTGGCGGTCTCTATTTCGGCTGCGCGCTGCAGGACGGCGATGAACTCGACGTCTACCCGCCGGCACCTCCTGACCTGATCGTCAGTGGCGCCATTGGTCGCGGCGGCCGGGAACACACAATCGATACCTTGGACATTGCACATGGTTGACCAGAATTCCCAGTTCTACGCCATCCTCACCAACGTGGGCGCGGCGAAACAGGCCAACGCGGATGCCTTGGGCATCCCGTGGAAAATCACCCAGATGGGCGTGGGCGACGCCAACGGCGCCGACCCCACCCCCAACGCCACCCAGACCAGCCTGATCAACGAATGGCGCCGGGCGCCGCTGAACCAGCTGAAGGTGGACGACAAGAACAGCGCGATCATCGTCGCCGAGCAGGTCATTCCGGCGGATGTCGGCGGCAAGTGGATCCGCGAGATCGCGCTGTACGACGCCGATGGCGACATGGTTGCCGTGGCCAACTGCGCGCCGACCTACAAACCGTTGCTCAGCCAGGGCTCCGGGCGTACCCAAGTGGTGCGCATGAATCTGATCGTCAGCAGTGCCAGCAATGTGCAGCTTAAGATCGATCCGGCTGTGGTCCTGGCTACTCGTGAGTGGGTCATCGAGGAATTGGCGCGGCAGGACTTCAAGCATTCGGTGCAGGTCGCGACCACAGCGGCGATTACCTTGAGTGGGCTGCAGACCATCGATGGAGTTGCACTGCAGGCGGGGACCCGGGTGCTGGTCAAGGATCAGACGGCGGCCAAGGACAATGGTATCTACTTGGTGGGCGCAGGCGCATGGACGCGCTGCAGCGATGCCGACAGCGATGCCAAGGTCACACCTGGCCTACTGGTGCTGGTCGAGAAGGGCACGGCTAATGGCGATAGCGCTTGGCAGTTGGTCAGCGATGGAGCGACGACCTTGGGTGTCAGTGCTCAGAACTATGAAATGGCCTTCGGTCGTAGCGGTGTGTCGGCAGGGACTTATCGTAGTGTCACGGTAGACAAGTACGGGCGAGTAGTTACCGCGACCAATCCAACCACGGTAGCCGGATACGGGCTGACTGATGTCTATACAAGGAGCCAGGTAGATGCTGTGCTAGCGCTCAAGGCTCCGCTTGCCAGCCCTGCATTTACCGGTGCCCCTACCGCCACGACACCTGTGAGGGGGGATATTTCGACTCGTTTGGCCACCACCCAGTTCGTCAAGGAAATGGGATTATCATTTCCCTCATATGTCACAGGGTTTCCGTCAGGTTCAACCTTGACCCTGTCTGAAGTCGGGCGAATGGTTTATATGAATGGTGGCGGTGCTCCGATATGGAGTAGTACTGTGGTACTACCTTCCTCGGGTATTCCGATTGGTTCAGTATTTTGCCTTTCCGTTGGGTCTGGGGATGGCACCATTACAGTTCATAAACCTGCTGTGGCAGGGGGGTACATCGCAATTGGGTCTCGTGCATATGACACCATTACGATCCGTTCTAATGAACCACCTTTGATGTTGGTATGTAATGCTGATCACACGTATGCAGTGATCGCCGGTGGCCTTTCAAATACTGCCGATTATGCCTCGCAAATTGCCGCGAACGGATGGGCTAAGAGTCCTAATGGCTTAATCGAACAGTGGGGGAGCATTTATCTGCCGGCGAATGTTTCTTCGGCAAATATCGATACGGTATTTCCGCTTAGATTTCCAAATGGTTGTTTGTCTGTCGTTGCCAGTATTGGTGTGACGATCGATGATTATGATCGAGTGTCTTATTATCGTCAGGATAGACAGTCGGTAAGTATCGGGAAGCCAAGTGTCGCAGGGTTTGATGGGCAAGCTTTCTGTGATACCAATGTTTATGATGGTCGCACTGTGCAGTGGCGTGCAATCGGTTACTGAGGAGAGTTTGATGTCAATCTTCGTCGTAAAGGGTGAGCGCTCGTTTTACAATGATGACGTTCATCAGCATATTCCCTCGGGCGCAATGAAGATATCTCAGGAACTTTATGAGAAGCTTCTTCAGGCGCAGTCAGAATATAAGATTCTTGATTTTAGTGTCTGCCCGCCCGTGATCTTGGAAAGAGAAGCTGAGTGGCCGAGCGTGTCGGATCTACAGGCGTTCATCGATGACCAGGTGGCCTCGATTTATGCCAATTGGAGCCGCTTCGAAAAAGAGCATCGTTCTCGTGAGAATGCAGCCCGACAATACAAGGATGCCGGCTATCAAGGCGATGCCAGCATCTGGATCAAGAGTTTCGCGGATTCTGCAGGCTTGACCTGCACCGAGGCTGCGGACCTCATCATTCAGCAGGCCGAACAGCAACGGTTGGACCAGGAGGCTCTGGCGGTATTGCGCATGCGCAAGCATGAGCTGGATATTGCCGATGGCGAAGCCCGATTCGAACGCTATCAGTCTTTGGTGCGAGAAATCGAATTGATCACCAGTCCCGAAACCAAGTGACTTCTGCCTTTCAAGACACCCCGCATATTTGGGGCGTTGTTCATCCTGAACCACCCCGTCCAGGCCCCGCACCCGCCGGGCTTTTTCATATCTGAATCTGGAGAAAACCTACATGAGTGGATTCTTCCACGGCGTCACCGTGACCAACGTCGACACCGGCGCCCGCAGCATCGCGCTGCCGTCGTCCTCGATCATCGGCCTGGTCGACACTTTCACCGAAGGCCCGGGCATCACCGCCAAGGCCAATGACCTGGTGCTGATCACCAGCGAGCGCGAAGCGGTCGCGGCGTTCGGCCAGGACGCGGCGATCACCAAGGCCTGCCGCGCCATCTACAGCCGTGCCAAGGCGGTTATCGTCGCCTGCGGCGTGGCCAAGCTCGAAGACACCGCCGAGCAAACCTCGGCGATCATCGGCAACGTGCTGGCCGACGGCAAGCGCACCGGCCTGCAGGCGCTGCTCGACGGCAAGAGCCGTTTCAACGCCCAGCCGCGCCTGCTGGTCACCCCCAAGCACAGCGCCACCCAGGCCGTCGGTACCGCGCTGGTGGCCCTGGCCGACAAACTGCGCGCCATCGCCATCATCGACGGCCCCAACACCACCGACGAAGCGGCCATCGCCTACGCCAAGAATTTCGGCGCCAAGCGTGCCTTTCTGGTCGATCCGGGCGTGCGCTACTGGGACAACGCCGCAGAGGCTACCGTCGACGCGCCGGGTTCGGCCTGGGTCGCCGGCCTGTTTGCCTATACCGATCGCGAGTACGGCTTCTGGGCCTCGCCTTCGAACAAGGAGTTCGTCGGCATCACCGGCACCACCCGCGCCGTGGAGTTCCTTGATGGCGACGACACCTGCCGCGCCAACCTGCTGAACAACGCCAACATCGCCACCATCATCCGCGACGACGGCTTCCGCCTGTGGGGCAACCGCACCCTGTCGAGCGACCCGAAATGGGCCTTCGTCACCCGCGTGCGGACCATGGACATCGTCATGGACGCGATCCTCTACGGCCACAAGTGGGCTGTCGACCGCTCCATCACCGCCACCTACGTCAAGGACGTCACCGAGGGCCTGCAGGCCTTCATGCGCGATCTGAAGAACCAAGGCGCGATCATCAACTTCGAGGTCTTCGCCGATCCGGAGCTGAACACCGCCAGCCAGCTGGAGCAGGGCAAGGTGTACTGGAACATCCGCTTCACCGATGTGCCGCCTGCCGAAAACCCAAATTTCCGCGTCGAAGTCACCAACCAGTGGCTGACCGAAGTCCTCGATTCTGTCGCTTAAGGAGCGCACCTACATGGCAATGATTCCCGAAACACTGGCCAACCTGAACCTGTTCGTCGATGGCGTCAGCTTCCAGGGCGACGTGCCCAGCCTGACCCTGCCCAAGCTCACCCTGAAGATGGAAGAGCACCGCCCCGGCGGCATGGACATGCCGGTCGAGATGGACCAGGGCATGGAAAAGCAGGAAGCCGCCTTCACCACCACCGGCGTGCGTCGCGAGTCGCTGAAGTTCTTCGGCCTGGCCGACGGCACCGCCTTCAACGGCACCTTCCGCGGCGCCTTCAAGGGCCTCAAGGGCAAGATCAACCCGGTCATCGTCACTCTGCGCGGTTCGCTGAAAGAGATCGACATGGGCGACTGGAAGTCCGGCGACAAGGCCGAGATCAAGCACAGCGTCGCCGTCACCTACTACAAGCTCGAAGTCGATGGCCGCCTGGTCTACGAAATCGACGCCCTGGGCATGAAGCGGGTAATCGACGGTGTCGACCAGCTGGCCGCCCAGCGCGCCGCCCTGGGTCTTTAAGGAGAACGTTCGATGGCTCAAGCGAAGAAACTGCCGCAATGGCTGACCGTCAACGCCGAGCGCGTGACCGTGCGTCTGTCGCGTCCCTGCGAAGCCAATGGCGTGCAGGTCGACAGTCTGTCGCTGCGCGCACCGACCGTGCGTGACATCCGCAACGCACAGGCTGGTGGCGCAATTGACGACGAGCAGCGCGAACTGAACCTGTTCGCTTCGCTCGCCGAAGTCGGCATCAAGGACCTCGAAGGCTTGGCCCTGAAGGACTACAGCCGCCTGCAGAGCGGCTATTTTCGCCTGGTGCAGGACGACGAGGTTTGACCCTGCCCGGCAGAAGGCCGCCGCCAGGCGGCTGGCCAAGGAGCTGAATTTTTCCGCCAGCGAAATCATGACCATGTCGTTCAGCGACATGGTCTGGTGGTTGGCGGAGTGACAAGGAGGAAGCCATGGCGAACACACAGGTGTTCACCCTCGGCGTCACCAGCGACCAGGCATTGGGCAGGTCCGTCGACAGCTTGCGTGCCCAGGTCGAGCACCTGCGCAAGCAAACGGACGGTACCCGGCTCGGGCGGTTGATCGGTGAGGTCATCCGCCTGGGGCTCGAGCTGGACAAGGTGGGCCAGGCTGAAAGGCAGCTGGATAACGACCAGGCAGGAGCCCATGAGGCGCAGATCGAGCGATTGCGCCATGAGGGGAATGAGGTCGAGCGCTTGCGCAGGCTGTATCTGTCACTTGGACGCAAACCGTTGGAACTGCGTTCGGTGGTGGTGGCCTCGAGTGCGGCCGTCGCCAAGGAATCAGCAGTTCCGACGTTGGCGCAGCGCAAGGCGGCCTTGCTGGAGGGGACGAGCACCGCGCCACGGCCGGCCCGGGGTGATCCGCCCGAGGCGCGCAGTGCGGAGCAGGGGCGTGTGCCTCTGGAGTCGGCGAATGCGGGTTTGACGGTGCTCAAGGCTGGAGCGGTAGGTGCCGGTACTGTCGGTGTCGCCGCTGGCGCTGCCTGGGGAGCACGTTCGTACTATCAAAGCCGAACGCCGGAAAGACGCAGCGAGATCACCAAGGGCCTGAAGGAGAACGGTGGCAAGGCGGCGGCCAAGGGCGTCACCAAGCTTGGCTTGGCCATGCTCAAGGATAAGGGCGAGGACAAGGCCGAGGCCGTAGGTGCAGCCCTTGGAGGCGTACTCGGCAATCTGGGCGCGGAGCTCCTGGGCGGCCTGACCAAAAACAAGCAGATCCAGAAGTACGGCGGTGAGATCGGCGAGATGATCGGCGAAGGTCTCGGCGGCCTGGCTGGCAAGGCGCTCCATGGCTTGTTCTCCGACAAGCCCGCCGCCAACGATGCTCCTGCCGATAAGGCCAAGATTCCTGCCGCTGTCACGCGCATGCCTAAAGCCAGTGACGATGTCGAGGAGCCGGAGGAAGAGGAGGAGGAAGAAGAGGTCGACGAAGCCGAGGACGAGGCGGCCTACTTCGAGGCTCAGGAAGCTGTCCCGGACAGCCCGCCAGCCACTGCACCACCAGCCAGCGCGGTTGGGCCCGCCGGTACTGCGTTCACTGGCCTGATGGGCAGGGCAGGGGCCGGCAATGCCAGCGCCTCGGCGGCAAGGCGAGTGTTCAGGCGCATCCCTGGCGCCGCCTTGCTCGACACCGGCCTGCAACTTGCCGAGACCTACAACAGCGATGCCTCGCCCGAGCAGAAACTCGAGGGTTATGGCACCGCCGCTGGTGGCCTGGGAGGCGGTTTGGCCGGTGCTGCGGCCGGTGCTGCCATCGGCTCGGTGGTACCGGTGATTGGCACCGCGATCGGTGGCCTGATCGGTGGCGTGCTGGGCAGCATGGGAGGTGAAAGCATTGGCGGCTGGCTGGGCAAGGCGCTGGGTTCGGGCAAGGAAGAGCCTGCCGCCAAGCCGAGCCTGGGGGAGGCAGTACGGGCAATGGATAGCCCTGCAGCACAGCCGCCGCTACCCGCGCCGCCGGTAGCGACGGCAACGCCAGCGGTCCCACCCGCGCCAATCAACCAGCAGTTCACCTTCACCGCCAACATGCCGGTCACCTTCAGCAACAGCCTCGATGACCCTTCCGTATTGCAACAGCTGGAGGCCATCGCCCGTCGTCAGCTGGAAGAGTTGATGCGCCAGGCTCGTTCGGCGCAGTTGGCCGACACCCCACATATCGCACTTTAAGGAGGATCCATGACCTATCTGGAGCAGCTGCAAGCCACGCTGCACGCCCTGGTCAAGGCGGGAGAGGCAGGGCGTCGGCGTGCCGACGCCATGCTCGATCCGATGAACGACGCGATCGGCCATATACAGGGCGCTGTGGGAGAACTGGAAGGTTTGCCGGTGGTTGGTCCGATCATCGGCGCCAAGTTGCAACGCACGATGCGTGCAATCAGCAATGCCCAGGCCAGGGTCGCCAAGGTGGTGGCCAAGTACGACCAGGCGGTGGCGGTGGTACGTCAGGTGCGTGATCGCATCGACGGTTTTGCCGCCCATGCCGCCAAGGCCGGGGCAGCGATCCGCCGGGTGGTGGGGGAGGTGCGTTCGACCGTGAACGGCGTGCTGTCGACGCTGGGCTTCGCGCCCGAGGCGACGCCAGCCGCCGAAGCGGTCAAGCCATTCCCCCACCTGCTGGTGATGCAACCACTCAAGGCCGGTTCAGCGCCGTACTACTTCAACCTCGATACCGCCGCCTTCGACCAGTTGCGCCGGCAGACCCGCTTCCGCTGGGCCGGCCAGGAGCGGCTAAGCCGCGACACCGCGCAGCAGGCTGTGAGCCTGGGTGAAGAGACCATCAGCATTCGCGGGGCGATCTTCCCGGGTTTCAAGGGTGGCCTCGGCCAGTTGCAGACGCTGCGCAGCATTGGCCGCCAGTTGCTGCCGCTGTCGTTGACCACTGGCTACGGCGAGGTGCTCGGCACTTGGTGCCTGACCAGCATCGAGGAAGAGCAGAGCGTCCTGCTGGCCGGCGGCATTCCGCGCAAACAAGGGTTTTCACTGGAGTTCGTGAGCTATGGCCAAGACCTGCACAACGTCTGAGGGCGACCTGCTCGACACCCTCTGCCAGCACTATTACGGCCACCTGACCGGCACGGTCGAGGCCGTGCTGGATGCCAACCAGGGGCTGGCGGACGAGGCGCAGCCGTTTCGAGCCGGGGTGAGGATCCTGTTGCCGGAACTGCCGATGACGACCAGCGAAACCTTGCAACTGTGGGACTGACATCGGAGCCTCAATCGTGCAACCCCAATTCCGTATCACCGCCGACGGCAACGACATCACCAACCTGATCAACGACCGTCTGCTGCTGCTGCGCACCACTGATAAACCTGGCCTCGAGTCGGACGAATTCGAACTGCGCATCGATGCCCGTGACGGCAACGTAGCGCTGCCGGCCAGGGGCGCGTTGCTGGAGGTGCACCTGGGCTACGCCGGCCAGCCTTTGAGCCGCCTGGGCCGCTACACCGTCGATGAGGTCGAGCTGTCGGGCCCGCCAGACACCTTAGTGATCCGCGGCAAGGCCAGTGACCTGCGCGGCAGCGGCAAGACCATCCGCAGCGGCAGCTGGGAGAACACGACGCTGCAGCGCATCGTCGCCGAGATCGGCGCCCGCAACGGATGGCAGGCGGTGTGCCCGGTGGCCGTGCAGGTGCCGCGGGTAGACCAGTACAGCGAGTCGGACTTCAACTTCGTCACCCGCCTGGCGCGCCAGCACGACTGCACCGCCAAGCTCGCCAATGGGCAATTGCTGGTGCTGCCGCGCCAGGGTGGACACAGCGCCAGCGGCAAGCCTCTGGACGTGGTGGGCATTACACGCACCCAGGTCAGCCAGTGGCAGTTCCGCCTGGCCGACAAGAGCACCCACAAGGCCGTCAGGACCCGCCACCAGGACAGCGCCAGCGGGCGCCTGCAGGCGGTGGAACTGGTCAATGGCGATGCCCCGGACGGCCTGCAGCCGGTCTACACCGACCGTCACCTGTACCCCAACCGTGCGGCGGCGGAACAGGCCGCCCGTGCCCGCCTGGCCAGCTTCAACCGCGAAACCGCCAGCGTGCGCCTGGACATGCCTGGGCGTACCGATCTGTTCGCCGAACGCGCCATCGATGTCCAGGGTTTCCTTGCCGGGCTCGATGGCCTTTATCTGATCGAGTCGGTTGAGCAGGTGTTCACCAGCAGCGGCTGGCGTACCACCGTGCAATGCAATGGCGGTCGCCAGGGCAAGGCCAGGGCCAAGGGCTCCGCGCCCAGGCGGGCGGGGACGCTCAAGGCCTGAGGCAGGGTGGAGATGGTTTCCCGGTGCCTGCGGGCAAACGCGCTTCCTATAGTCGCCTGTTGGTACTCAATCCGCTTCAGGATCATCGTCATATGTTCATCGACCTTCGTTGTGGCCAGTGCCACAAGCTGCTGGCCCGCGTCACCCCGGTTTCCGAGCTCCAGATCAAATGCGGCCGATGCCGTACCTTGAATCATGTGAAAGCCACGCGCTTCGAGCCATCGCCCATGAGCGAGCCACTGGCGGCACTGGCCGCCGTTCGATCCGATCGCAATGGAGAATGCGCCGATGTCGCTCACTGAACAGCAACTCAAGCAGATCTACCCACTCGCCGGCCAACGCGTCGCCGCGTTTTTGCCGGCGCTGAACACGGCCATGGCCAACTGGGAGATCGACCACCCCAAGCGCGTTGCCGCGTTCCTGGCCCAGGTCGGCCATGAGTCCGGCCAATTGCGCTATGTGAAGGAGCTGGGCAACGACAAGTACCTGGCCCGCTACGACACCGGCACCCTGGCCCTGCGCCTGGGCAACACGCCCGAAGCCGACGGCGACGGCCAGCGCTATTGCGGCCGTGGCTTGATCCAGGTGACCGGGCGCAACAACTACCAGGCCTGCAGCCGTGCGCTGTTTGGCGACGAGCGCCTGCTGGCGCAACCGCAGATGCTCGAGCAGCCGCGCTGGGCCTGCGAATCGGCGGCCTGGTTCTGGCACTCGCGTGGGCTCAACGCCCTGGCCGACCAGGGCGAGTTCAACCGCATCACCCGGCATATCAACGGTGGCCTGAACGGCTTGTCCGAACGCCTCGAACTGTGGGCGCGGGCGCGGGAGGTGCTGTGCTGAGCCGCCTGCAACTGGCGGTGTGCATTGGGTTGATGGTGTTGTCCGCTGCCGTGGCCTGGCAGGCGCAGGGCTGGCGCCTTGGTCGCCAGCTGGCCGCACAGGAACAAGCGCTGGTGCAGCAGCGCCTGGACCAGGCCGAGGCGCTGCACGGCATGCTGCTGGCCGAGCGCGAGCAGCGCCAGGGCCTCGAACAACGCCTGCACGACAGCGAAACCAAACATTTCCAGGAGTTGACCGATGCCCAGCACACTCAGGCTCGCTTGCGTGACCGCCTTGCTACTGCCGATCTGCGCCTGTCGGTCCTGGTCGAGCGCGACACCGCCTGTGCCCCAGTGCCTGCCGCCACCGGCGCCGCCAGCGTGGATCATGGCTCCGTACGCGCCCGACTTGACCCGGCGCATGCTCGACGAATTATCGCTATTACCGACGACGGCGACCGCGGACTGATCGCCTTGCGGGCGTGCCAGGCCTATATCCGTGCCCTGGCCCCCTGAGCGCTTGCCAGAAGGGGCGGGAGTGGTAGGGTAGGGCGCAGTCTTGCCAGGAGCCCATC